CGGGGCGAGTCTACCAGCCCCACAGGAGCAAACTGAGGACTGATCACAGCCAGTCTTCTCCGTCGAGCCCCGTGTTTCCTGTTTGGAGGCGCGGGGTTTTCCATTAGGTAGAGGCGTCCCCCTGATGTCTCTCCATCACCTCTGAGCCTGCGGCGTCTCCTCTTGGCACCCACCATAGTCGCAGGCTCTTTTTCCCCACTGGCGAGTACGGCTGACGCAACGGTCAAATATCGAAGCGGTTTGCATAGGCGGCGTTGTAAGGCCGTGCTCCCCAATGTGGAAACGAAAGGAAAGCGCAATGGCAATCAAGTTTATCGTCAAGCCGGTTAGCAGCTTCGGCGTGTTTGCCCATGAGGACGGCTCTGATGGCCGCTACTCGTCGGACCGCTCTGTGGGCACCTATGAGAGCGAAACCACGGCACAGTGTGTCGCTGAGGCGCTGAATGAGGAGGCGGGACGCGACCTTGGGCCACTTCAAGGCTTGGGCTGGTCTGTTGAGGAGCGCCAGCAGATCGCAGGCGCAAAGCAGTTCCCACCCATCGCGGGAGATGGCAACGCAAGCGCCTTTCCCAACGGCCACGACAAGGAGACAATCTAATGGGACCGATGATTGGCATGACGGCAGACGGCCCTTACGAGCTGACCGAAGAGGAGCGCGCTCAGTGGGAGGCTGAGGACCAGCGCCGCTTGAGACAGTCTGCGTTGCATGATGCTGCTGTTGTCCTGGCTAATTCCGGTGCGACAGCATCTGAGGTGATCGATATGGCGGAAACTCTCAACCGGTATGTGCTGCATGGCCGCACCGCCGAAGCGGCAAACCCCACAGAAGCCCGAAAGGAACACTGATATGGCTGATCAACCGAAAGAGGTATCTGTCAAGCTGCCTAACTTCACCGCGCTGGGCAACGTCCTTGGCGGCCTCGCCCTTGCCTTTGGCATCGACAACATCCTGATGGGCGGCACGGTTACCGGCTTCCTCCCTGAAGTGATTGTCGGCGCAGTGGCGTTCGTGGTCTTCGCTGGCGCAGCTATCTATGGCTACAAGCAGCTCAAGAAGCTGAACTGATGTCCGGTTCTTACCTCTCCGAAGGCTGAACTGATGCCTCCCAGCGTCGCCATCTTCCTCCTGTGCTGTGCCTTCGTCATTGTCGGCACACTATGGGTAGCCCGAAAGATACTCGGTGACTAGCCTCATCCCTTACGTAGCCGCTGCTATCTTTGCCTGCGCCGTGCTGTCTCAAGTCTTCTGGATTGTGAAGGAGGATGCGCTTTGACGGATTACTACTTCCGCGATGTCACTGAATCTGCCCGGACGCTTCGCAAGCCACGAAATGATGCATGGATGTCGGTCATCGGCAATGGACTGCTGGACTGGGATTCCCTCAAGGCATGGCGTGCTGAATGCCAACGCGAAGGGGATCGCAAGGACCAGCCCAAACCTGATCGAAAGATGTGGCAACGCCGCGCCAAGGCCGCCCGCATTGTCTGTGACATGATCTGGCCCAAAACTGGTAGTGGCCCAATGGTCAAAGACCTCCCCGCTGAACTCGAAGCTGAGCTGGCGCTAGCCGTGACTATGGGGACGTCGTGACCGATCGCCAACAAACTTACCGCTCTATCACTATCACCCTCTCAGCAATCGCTGTGGGGGCTTTCGTCTTGTGGAGTATGCATGGCTGAAGTAGGTCGCCCATCAAAGTACGATGAGAGTTATTGCGAGATCGTGGTTGATCTTGGCAAGGCCGGAAAGAGCAAGGCGCAAATGTGCGCTCACTTCGACATATCCCGCCAAACCATTGACAACTGGGCTCAGCAAAACCCGGAATTTCTAGAAGCGTTATCGCGTGCGACGGTTCATGCACAGGCATGGTGGGAAGATAAAGGCGTAGAAGGACTGACCAGCAGGGAGTTCAATGCGCCTGTTTGGAAGAAGTCGATGGAGGCCCGCTTCAGGGAAGATTACACCGAGCGCCGCGAAGACGCTGTAACGCACAAGGCTGACGATTCCGTATCGGCTCTAATGGAAGCAGTGAATGGCCGCACCCGCTCTAAGTGAGGAGCTTGTGGAGCAGTGGGCTGACCGCAAGTGGCGGCTCAATAATCTCTACTGGATCGAGAACAAGTATGGTGATGTGGTCTTGTTCAAGCCGAACGAGGTGCAGAACCAGCTTCTTGATGAGCTGCATTACCTGAACCTGATCCTGAAGGCCCGTCAGATGGGCTTCTCCACGTTGATCCTGGTTCTTGGTCTGGATTGCTGCGTATTCAACGATCACTTTTCTGCCGGCCTGATTGCTGACACGCTGGACAACGCCAAGAACCTGCTGGATCGCATCAAGTTCAGTTATGAGAAGTTGCCCGAACAGATCCGCGCTGTGGTTCCCATGACCAAGTGCAATGAGACGGAGATAGAGTTCGGGAACGGTTCTGACATTGAGGTTGGTGTCTCCCTTCGCTCAACGACGAAGCAATTCCTGCATATATCCGAGTATGGGAAGATTTGCGCGAAAGACCCCAAGCGCGCCAAGGAGGTCAAGTCCGGCGCACTGAACACGCTGGCGCCGCGTCAGCTTGGCTTCATTGAGAGCACGGCAGAGGGACAGGACGGCGACTTCTACGACAAGTCAGAGGCTGCCAAGGCTATCCTGGATGCAGGCAATGAGCCGACCGACCTTGAATACAAGTTCCACTTCTTCGCATGGTGGCAGGACAGCACGTACCGGACGAGCGATCCGGTCAAGATACCCGCAGATGTCCGCACCTACTTTGCCGAGCTTGAGGCAGAGCATGGCATTGTGCTCGATAACGAACAGAAATGGTGGTACGCCGCCAAGGTTGCCGAGCAAGGCGAAGACATGTGGAAGGAATATCCTTCTACGCCGGAAGAGGCATTCAAGGCGGCCAAGGATGGCGCCTACTTTGCCAAGCAGATGCGCGCCCTTCGGCAGCTCAAGCGCATTGGCAGCTTTGCCCCCGATCCCCGCACGCCAGTTAATACGTTCTGGGATTTGGGCGTGCGCGACTCCACCATCATATGGTTGCACCAGCAGATTGCTGGACGACACCGCTTTGTGGGCTTCTACGAGAGCAACGGCGAGGGTATCGCGCACTACATTGATTGGCTGAACAAGTGGTCCGTCATGAATGGCTGTGTGTTTGGCACTCACTACGGCCCGCATGATGTTGACCACAAGAAGCAGGGTGAAAACGCGGAGTCGATCAAGGATATTGCTGCGCGGCTAGGCTTTCGGTTTGAGGTTGTTGAGCGCTCCCTGAACAAGAACCAGTCCATCCAGCGTGTCCGCACGGTACTTCCAGAGTGCGAGTTCGATGAAGAGGCGTGCAGTGCGGGAATCAAGCACATGGAGAACTACTCCAAGGAGTGGGATGACGGCAAGGGATGCTGGAGAGACAAGCCACGCAAAGACGGACATGACCACACCGCTGATGCGTTCATGACGTTTGCAGACGGATATGAGCCGCCCCGTGATGACATGGCGGCCCCCATGATACCTGAGTATGGAACGATAGCTTGATGGCTGAAGAGTACGAAGACACCGAACTGCTCGAAATCCTCAAGCGCGAGGAATCGGCCTCTGTCGGCTATGAGTCTGACCAGATCTACACAGACCAGATCGAGGCATTCAAGCGCTATACGGGCGAAGACTATGGCGATGAACAAGCGGGCCGGTCCCGTGTGCATGATCGCACTGTGTTCGAGGTGATCGAATGGCTGCGGCCTGACCTTGTGCGTGTGTTTGCGTCCGGTGGCCGGGCTGTGAACGTCGAGCCATGGGCAGACGGCGTGGCCGAGGAAGCGGAGGGCGCATCTGATTATCTCAATCACCTGTTCTTCGAGGAAATGGAAGGCGAGCAGCTGGTTGACGCGTTCAGCTTTGACGGCCTGTTGCAGAAGCGCGGTGTGGGTGCGTGTTACTGGCGCGATGCAGAGCTAGGCGATCCGCAGGAAATGCAGGGCGGTCAGGTCGAGCTACAACGCCTGCAGGAACAAGGCGCGCAAATACTCGGCGTTGAGCCGATTGACGAGATGACGGCCAATATCAGCTATCAGCTGGTGACCCGGAAGGCCCGGCCTCATGCCCAGATCATCGCGCCGGAAGACTTCCGCATTGCCAGCCGGTCCACATCGCTCGATAAGCCACGTTATTGTGGGCATATCGAGCGGCCTACCAAGTCTGAACTCAAGGAAGAGTTCCCGGATCTGGCGGACAAGATCGATGAGTATGCGACAGACGTTGATGACCTGACAGATATTGACGAGCGCCGCGCTCAGCGGTTCTGGGACGAAGACGAAATGTACAAGGAGGAAACCACGGCCTCCGATGAGGCAATGGAAGTCCGCTTGTGGCGTGAGTATATCTATTTCGACAAGGACGGCGACGGGTATGCTGAACTGCTCGAAGTGTTCCGCCTGGATGGCTGTATCCTCACGGTCGAGGAAGTGGACGACAATCCGTATTTCAGCTGGACACCGATCCCGATCCCACACCGCTGGTTCGGCATGTCCATCTATGACATTGCGAAAGACATCCAGAAGATCAAGACGGCGCTTCTGAGGGGTGCGCTCGATAGCGTCTATCTCTCGGTTGCGCCGCGCACGATTGCCAACAACAATGTCAATCTGAGTGACCTGCTGACGGTACGGCCCGGCGCCGTGATCCGCACGAACAGCACCAATCCCGCTGGCCAAGATGTTGCGCCGTTTGTAACGCCTGACATGTCCGGCTCTGCCTTGCAGATGATGGAAGTCGTGGACCAGATGGGTGAGGCCCGCACAGGGGTGACCCGCAATGCGCAGGGCATGGACCCCGACAGCCTGAACAAGACGGCCACGGGCATCAAGCTGATGCAGAACGCGGCATCCATCCGCAAGGAGCAGATCGCACGCAATCTGGGCCGCGGCATCGAAATGATGTTCCGCAAGATATACCGGCTCGTGGTGAAGAATGCGCAAGGCCCGGACTCGATCCATGTGGGCAAGGGCAACTTCCAGACATTCAACCCGTCCCAATGGCCAGCTGAGGCCAAGGTGCGTGTTCATGTCGGCATGGGCACGGGCGACCGCGAAACCATGCTGAACCAGCAGATGATGATTCTCGGCCTGCAGCGTGAAATGGTCGCCAATTACGGCATATCCAATCCGATTGTGGGCATTACAGAACTGCACAACTCGGTTGAGGAAATCGGGCGCATCATCGGCAAGCGCACGGTTGACCCGTTCTTCAAGGACCCGGCTGCGTTGGCGCAAACCCCTGAAGGCCAGCAGGCCCTGCAGCAGATGAGCCAGCCAAAGCCTGATCCGAAGGCGCAGGAAGCCGAAGCCAAGATGAAGATGGAGCAACAGAAGCTCCAGGTCGATCAGCAGGTCAAGCAAGCCGAGATGCAGCAGAACGCGCAAATGGAGCAGGTGAAACTGCAACAGCAGCAGGCAGGCGACGAGCAGAAGGCCCAGCTTGAGCTTCAGAAGATGGAGCGCGAGTTTGAACTCAAGCGCTACCAGATTGATCAGGAAATGGCGCTCAAGGCCGAGCAGCTGTCCATGGAGCTCCAGATGAAGCAGAGCCAGTTCGAGCAGGAACTCGCCATGAAAGAGCGTCTGGGCATTCAGGCCAACAAGGCGAAGATGAACGGCTCCGGCACATCCGGCGTCCATGTCGGGGGTGAGCCGGGTTGAACGAACAAGACGAAAAGCGCCAGCTAGAGCTGGGGCGGGAATTGGCGAGCATCGAAGCCGCGGAACAGGCGCTGCAGAATAGCGCAATCGTGGAATATTTCGATGCCGTCGAGAAGCAGGCAGTCGATGCCTTGCTGGATTGCGACATGTTGGATGATGAGCGTCGGCTGAAGCTGACGGTTGTGGCCCAGCAATGCCGCAAACTTAAGGACTTTCTGCACGACAAGCGCGATCTACGGCGCATGGTGGAGAGTGAACTGGAACTCCTGAAGGATATCTCCCAATGAGCGAGCAACAGGACAATCCGCTTGGTCTTCCCGAATCTGACGGTGGTGGCTCTCTTCTCGATGCATTCATCGAGGCGGGCGCGATTGAAGGATTTGAAGATGAAGCACCGGCAGTGCAGGCGCAAGATGGCGCAGAGGCCGACGAGACCACCGAAGTCACAGATGAGCAGGATGAAGCCGCAGAAACCGAAGTCGAGGCCCAGACAGAAGAGGGCGACGAGGAAGACGGCGACTATATCGAGTTCGATGGTGAGGACGGTGAACCCAATCGCGTGCCGATCAGCGAAGCGCTGAAGGCATATCAGGAATTGAAAGAACTCGGCCCGGACGTCTCCCAGATACGTTCCCAGGTCATCGAGCAGGCCCAGCAGCAAGTCAGCGAGCGTATCCAGTCACTGGACACGACGATCAATGAAGCTGCGCAAGCCTATGCCCTCATCAATGAGCTTGTCCCGAACCTTGAGGAGCCTTCCGAGGAATACCTCAACCCGTCCAGCCCCTATTACAACCCTGATTATTACCGCCAGCAGAAGCAATTGATTGCGCAAGTCGGGGATCAGGTAAAGACCGCCAAGGAGCGGTTGCAGGGGCTTGTGGAAGCGCGAGAAAAGCAGACAGCTGCACAGCGCGAAATGGACATGAACAAGCATTGGACCGCGCTTACGCAGTCTGATGCGACATGGGCAAAACTCGATCAGAAGGCCGCCACCAAGCGGCTGAATGACCTGCGGGAAGGGATAGCCTCGACATACGGCCTGTCGCGTGAGGAAGTTGGCGGTATCTACCACAACAGCTTCATACGCATGGCGCAGGATGCACTGGCTTACCGGAAAGCCCAATCAAAACCGATCCAGCCGAAGGAGAAATCTGCTCCGCGTCTGGTGAAGGCGGGCTCCAAACGCAAATCCACCGGAACCGCAGACAGCAAGCGCCGCCAGACGGCAAATGCCAATCTGGCCAAGCATGGCAAGGTGACGGATCTGGAAGGCGTCTGGGGTGAGTTCCTTGAATAAGGAATACCCATATGGCTGTTGATTCAGCAACCACCACAAGGTTTGAACAGGTTGGCGAGCGCGAACAGCTTACCAACAAGATTTACAACCTTGCCCCGATGGATACGCCGTTCATGACGGCCATCGGTCGGGGACCTTCTGCCACAAACACGAAAGTCGAGTGGCAGAAAGACGATCTTGCAGATGCGGCTGAGAACGCCGCTCTGGAAGGCGATGACGCCAGCTATGTCACGGCAACCGCCACAGTTCGCCTTGCCAACCATACCCAGATCTTCACCAAGTCGGTGATCGTTTCGGGTACGGCGCAAGCGCTCTCCACGGCAGGCCGTCGCAATGAGCTGCTTTACCAGGTCGATAAGCGCACCAAGGAAATCAAGCGCGACATCGAGTTTGCCATTACGCAGAACCGCGCCTCGAATGATGGTTCCCGTGCCACTGCCAGAAAGCTTGCAGGCTTTGAAGCGTGGATCGAGACCAACTCCAATCGTGATGCGGGCGGCTCGGATGGCGGGTTCGTGACCTCGACCCAGCTGGTGTCGGCAGCAGGTGACTCGACCGTGCAACGCACGTTCACAGAAGCCATGCTGAAGGCGTCCATCAAGTCCATCTGGGACGAAACGGGCGATTCTGCCCCGCTCGTCATTGTGGGCTCGTTCAACAAGCAGGTGGCGTCGGGCTTTTCCGGTATTGCCACCCAGTATCAGGACCACGGCAACGCGAAGTCATCCAAGAGCATCAATATCCTTGGTGCGGCTGACTTCTACGTGTCGGACTTCGGGCGTCACAAGATCGTGCCGGATCACTTCTCACGCGCTCGCTCTGCGATGATCGTGAACCCGAACCACTGGGAACTTCGCTATCTGCGTCCGTTCAAGATCAACACACTGTCGAAGACGGGTGACTCCGACAAGCGACAGCTGCTGTCTGAGCTTACGCTGATTTCGAAGAACGAAGCTGGTTCCGGCGTCGTGGCCGACCTGACCACAAGCTAACCAAAAGGCCGGGGCGGGAGACTGCCCCGGTCACCTCTCACGAAAGGCAAGGACATGGGTCTAGCAGAATTGAGAAAGCTGGCGACGGATAACGGCATCGAGATAGATGGCCGCTGGGGCGTTGGCAAATTGCAGGAAGTGCTGATTGATGCGGGCGTCGAGTTCGAGCTGGTCGATGAACCCTCCGAGCGCGATCTGGCCGAAGCAGAGGCTGAGCCTGAACTGGTTGCATCCAAACCCGCAAAGACGGCAGGCAAAGTGTCCTGCGTGGTCATTTGCAAAAATGTGCACATCCCGACAAAGCACGTCACGGGCCACGATAACGGGCTGTCCATGAAGTTCTTCCTTGGCGACAAGATACCGCCGATTGATCGGGCGCTTGCCGAGATGCTCGCTGCGCGCAAACAGGTGACCATCGCATGATGCAGGTTGACTGGTCTCCGGGCGGCATTCGTCACCATGTCGATATCGACAGCGATGATGGCAGCACAATCGTGCGCCGGATACAGGATTGCGAGCCGATCCTTGATTACAACAAGTTCCTCCGGTCCCTTGGGCCGCAGCATTACAAGGGCGAGGACGGGACGATGTGGCACTATGCCCGCGTTCCCAATATCATCCTTGAAGACTGGATCATCAAATACGGCGCCGATGTCGTGTTGAATGACACGGATAATGATTTCATCATCAAGCTGATCGAGCGCGAATATCCATATTTGAAAGTGGGAGATTTCCGCCTTGCTTGATGCACTGGAAACATGCCGCCGTGCCTTGCAGATGCATACGCCGGAAGGGGATGCCGAAGCGCTGGACATTGCGTCCACAATCCTTGTCCACGAGCCGATGAATGGCCATGCAGCCTATCTGGCCGGGACAAGCTTCCTGCGCATGAAACAACCCGGACTGGCGGCCATGGCGTACAATATGGCCCTGATGTCCAACAAGGACGAGCCGTCCATCTGGAACAATCTCGGCTGCGCCTTGCGGGAGTATCACCCAAAGGAGGCCGTCAATGCGTTCATGCAGGCCCTGGAACTCGATCCGACGCATGTCGAGGCGAACAAGAACCTTGCGGCCTGCCTTGGCCGGGTGGGTGAGCGCGAGAAAGCCATTGCGATCAATACC